TATTTCATATCCTCGCTCATAAGCGAATAAGATTAGATCAGCTAACATACGCACAAAGTATTTTTGTTTAGTTCCTAATCTCTTACCTTTCACTGGATATACTTTATATATTTTATCGTGAACATCTTCAAACTCTCTAGGCTGTGTATTCTGTGTATTCTGTGTATTCTTAGACATAGTAAATCCCCGTTATGTAATATCAGGCTGTGCCTGCATTGTAGTGGGCCTCGATGCGGGCGGCCGATAGGGCGAAGTCATAAATAGCCACCTCATCACAGATTCCGACGTAGTCTAAGGAATGACCGTCATCGAACTGCGCGACGTTGGTGTTGTTATTCACGAATGAAGCGGTGTCAGTGCCAGAGTTCTCAACTACCCCGTCGACGTAGAGCGAAACCATCCCTGCTGCATTGCGAGTCACCGCTATGTGATGCGGCGATCCACCGGTGAGGTCGGTTGTACCCACTAAGCTAACGCCGTCGCCGTGCCAGTACCAGACGGCACCGCTCACGTCCACACGGACCGCAAACCGGTCCGGAAACGTAGCACCGAGGTACTGGCTGACTATCGGGCCCGTAGCGCCATCACTTACCGTCTTAGACATCCAAATCTCGACGGAGAATGGCGCGTCGCTTTGAGGCAGATGCGGTGCCCCGAGGTCCACGTAGTGGTTCCCGCTCGGGAAATCCACTGCCGTATCAGCGTCTCCAGCGAGAAGCCCATCAACTCCGAGGGTAGGCGTTCCTATATATGTCCCGTCGTTGGACCCGACCTCATCGACCGCAACGGTTCCGCTAGTCTCACCAAGCCGCCAGTAGGCCACAGGGTTATCTGCCAGCACTTCTTGGGCATAGTAAATTCTCGCTGCCACCCCTTTCAATCTCCTAGCCAGAAACATCAGGACACCTCACCAGAATCATAGCCGTAAATAGTAGTTCCCGTCTTTTCTAGCACTACAGTATGTACAGCACCGAGAGTAGGGACACCACCATGCCAACTTATCGTATGGTTAGTAGACCAATCTATTGTATAAGTATCCCCGCCCGTGATATGCACAGTCATTGACATCCCGGAATCAAAGTTCGTCAAAGCTAGAGTAGCATTGGCGCTGAGCGTCATATTAACTATAGAACCCAAATTAGCATCTATGCTGCCACTGGTGATGCTCTGAACAGTCTCTCTTACATCTACTACTGTAACTCCGGTAAGAGTTGTGAAAGTAAGATCAGCTGTATAATCTAGTACAGTCCAAGTTGCATCTCCTACATAACGCCACTCTAAAGACCCATTTACAACTTGAAGTTCTATCTCTGTGCCATCGGCACCAGGATCACCTATATCACCTGTGTTACCTATATCACCTTGTGGTCCCTGAATACCCTGTATACCTTGCGGACCTTCCAGAGCACTTAGAGCAATAAGTTGGGTCCAAGTTACATCTCCTACATATCTCCATTCAATATCTGTGGCTGTAACTTGTACCTCTACTTCCTTACCATCAGCACCATCAGCACCAGCAAAGGCAGCAGGATCAAACTCTTTAGTTACTATGGGGAACGCAGTAATATCAACCATTCCAGTCTGCCTCGCTAAGGTTAATCATTTCGATCAATGGCGTGCCATCAGTATCAACCCACCATTCACCAGTAATAGGATCAATAAGAGCATGTATAACTATAGTTGGTGCAGGACCCCAAATAGTGTCACCATCAGTAGTAAGTACTGAAGCAATAGTAGTGGTATCTGCAAAGGTTCCTTGTGTAGCTGGATCAGGAGCCCTAGACAGCATGTCCGCTATAATCTGTTCCTCAGACCAAGGAGTGAAGATTTCAAACTGGAACCTGTTTATTGTACTCATCCCAACGCGGCTAAGATAAGACAGATCAGGACTAGGCAAGGCATCAGTAGCTAAAAGATACTCTATCAGATAGCGGTCTCGCTGCTTAGCAAAGTACAGACTGGTTCCTCGAATATATCCTAGAATAATATCATTGTTAGCTGATTGTGTCTGCCTCTTATCATCCATTGATACCCTAGGAGACTTAATGTCTGCGGCTAGATCAGTAACAACTTCCATCTCAACTTCAGAATCATACCAAATGAGCTTAGGTTGCCCACCTTCCACTATAGCAATAGTAGGCCGCATATTCTGATCAAAGGCCAGTGAAACTTCTGTGATCTCACTACCAGTATAATACGTAGCCTCATATCCAGCTTCATTGCGTAACACTACATTGGAATTATCTATAACTTCAGCGTCCCACACTTGAACTTTAAGTCCCTGACTAGCATCGCTTAGTGCAATACCTCCAGTTTCGTAACTGTGCAGCATGTATGGAGAAGCGGCAGTGGCACGGCCCCCAGCATAGGGAGCCAGCATCGGTTCAATAGATAGTGAATCATCTGAAAAAGCCATGCTAACTTATCCTTATGGAGGTGGCGTGTCTCTAGTCCACGAATATCCAAACTTAGCGTTAAGTACCTTTGTGTTATCCTTATCTAAGCCAGGAACAATGTTAAATTGAAACACTCCCAATCCCATATTGATTAGAAAAGTATTGATTGTGAAATTGGCTGTGTTCAAACCCCAGTAGAAATTAGCCCAACGTTCCAGCGATCCGGGAACATAGGCATCAAAAGTACGGCTCGTTGCAAAGGTGCCAGAGCGAGTACTGGTCTCTGCTATTAGTCCACCATTCGTCACCGCACCGTTATCCTCTGCGTATGGGTATGTGTTCCACCCGTACTCATCCACTCTATTAATAAGCCCAGACTCGTAATTGTTGGCAGAACCAGCTCTGATGGTAATATCATGCGGGGTAGATACACCATCAATTAGCACAGGGTGCGCACTGATTACTACGTCAGATTGTGGAATGTAGCAACGTAATGTATAATATACAGTGAGATACTCGTTACTAAGAATTGTAATTGTAGTTGGATCACCATTTACATCTACGATCAACGCACGACTAAATAGATCATTAAGATCGCCCAAGCCAATTTCAGATAGATTACCTTCTGCTGCTCCTTGCCCAAACTGGCGGACCAGTGTCATGTGCATATAACCATCAGCGAAATTAGAGTCAGAACTTGATATATAAGCGTTATAGCCGACACTGTCTAGTGATATTGCAGCAATTTCTGTGCCTAAGCTAGTATCAGTAAACGTTGGGGTTGCAGTTCCAGAACCTACTCTAAACGCACGTAAAACATAATTTCGGAAATCACGTTCCATGTGTGAATTTACCTGCCCAATACGCTCCAATCCAGAATCAGTAATTAGATTATCAAACCAGCCAGTGTCCTTAGTTACATTATTGCCTTCTGAATCAGTGGAGGCCACAAGCCGGAACCTACCACCTAGTTTTGCTTCGCCGAGATGGAACTTCATATTATGGAACCTCCAAAGATATTGTGCCCACAAGCCTGCTAGTTTGCAAGTACTCTTCTGGGTAATTTGAGTAAGTTATTAACAAAGTATCAATACTTATATCGCCAATCAATCGAGAAGTCTGCAAGTATTCTGGAGGGTAGTCTGAATAAGTTACCAGTAGTATATCAAGAGAAACTTCCCCTACCATACGGCTAGTCTGCAAATACTCTGGGGGTACTGTATAAGCTCTGTACACTGACTGTAATGTTATGTCACCAATCAATCTACTGGTTGATAGATACTCTGGTGGCCAATCATCATATATTGTTTCAAAGTACGTTTGCTCAAGGTTGATAACACCTACCAGTCTTTCAGTTGCTAGATATTCTGGACCAACTTCAATGGGATAAGGTTGCGAAGATACTGAACCTGCATCACTACCATAACTAACTTCGTCATCTAAATTCCATATAGTAGCATTGCCAATTATATTACTGTCACTAGGAGCCATTATCTGTATCTACCCTCCTAGAATGTTTATTACTTTCAATCACCATATCTTTCTCTAGCTTAATTATCTTAACTCTTAAATCAGCTACTTCTGTTCTAAGTTCAGTTCTTTGTTTATCAATTATATAGACCACATACATAAGCCAAGTAGATAGAACCAGTGGCCCATACTGGGAGATCAATTCTAGCCATTCCCTAGCGGTAGCAGCAGTAAACGTTGCTGTAACACCACCTAGAGTTAGTATAAAAGCTCCAGTCTTTTTAGGAACTTTTGGCGGTGTTGATAATGGCATACTCGCACCTTTTATGCAGTTATCCTATAACTATCCAGATTGCAGCACCGGCAGTAGAGTCAATACAAATAAAAGTTTTCTCTGCGCCCACATTTATATTAGACCAAAAAGATCCTTTCTCATATCCCTCTGTATCATCATTATTAACTGTAGGATCAACTGTAGCAGCCCAGAGACTTTGAGGAGGAACAGCTTTAAGAGACTCTAGCCATTCTGATTCTGTTCCAGCAAATCCATTACTAACTGCTACATCATAAGCTGAAGGACCTTGTGGACCTGTCGGTCCTTCTATACCTTGCGGACCTTCTATACCTTCTATACCTTGTATACCTTGTGGACCAGTAGGCCCAGTAGGCCCAATACCACCAACAGTACCAGATGGACCAACATCTCCTCTGGGACCAGAAGGACCTTGAGAACCAGTAGCACCAGTTAAGCCAGTAGTGCCAGTATCACCTGCTGGACCTGCTGGACCAGTTGGGCCGGGCGGACCTTGTGGGCCTGTGGTTCCTACATTAAAGATACTAGCTTCTGTGGCCATTAGGGCCTCCTCTTATTACCTCTTACTTTTTGACAGGGAAGACGGCGGAGCAGAAGGCTTTTGCTTAACCTGCCTAAGTACAGCTCCAATCATTCCTACTGTTGCTGCCATAATAGCAAATGTATTGTCAGGAACTATACCTTTCCATAATGGCAATGCTTCTTGCAGCCCAATAACTACAGCAACAAGAGCTGCTTGTACAGACCATAGCTTATACCACTGCTTGGATTCTGGAACTAGGGAAGGCTTCTTCATTTTATATTCTCCTCAGAGTCTTCAGCTTCTTCAGCTCCCTCAGACTCTTCAAGAAAGCGTTTCTGATCTTTCCTAGCTTGTTCAATAGCTTGTTCAATATCTACTGTACTATCTTCAGGTAAATCATCTATTTGCTTTGCTAGTTCTTCAGCAAGTTTCTTCTCAGCATCAGTACACAGACCAGAAGACGGATAGCCAGGAACTTTACTTCTTATAAGTGCCAATTCTACAGCACGAAGTACTGGACTGGTTTCTATACAATAATCACGCTGTCTTTGCAATAATGCTTTAGATATGTCATCAAACTGGTATCCCTTATCACTGTCACTGTCACTGTCTCCCTCCCCAGCAACAGGAGGAGAAGGTGACATTGCTACACATCCAGCTAAGGCAGATAGAATAGAGAAACTTATAGCAGCTAATAACAATCTCATAATATTATCCTCCCCATTGCAGAAATTGTGGAGACTACGAAGACTAGGTTGGAACTGCATCCACATTAGAAATACCTAGAATTATAAACTCCTCCTGAACAAGTGATCTCATAGAAGCAGACTGCTCTTGAAAACCTATCTGGAGGAACAACACTCTAGCTGCCTCATAAATAATTGCCCACGGATACTCATCAGCAATCCAAGAAGAGTAGCTTTCAGCAGGTACAATTAAGGGATGCTGATATGCACCGAATAGCACCTTACTCACAGGGGAAGTTCCACGAATCTGCAAGAAAGCTCCAGCCATATAAAATACATCAGTTTTAATATGACCATAGTTATCTAATGCAGCTTCAATCTGAATATGCTCTAAAAAGTTCTTAGCATATCCATTGATATCCCCTTCCCAGATACGCATATATTTAGATTGTCTATATCTAGGAACTACATCTTTAGGATCAAATGTTTGGATATATCTAGCTGCATCAAATTCCACAGCTACCTCAATAAGATCATTGAAGTAATAATCACTCTGATGCGCTTTAAGAGTAGCAGCTTTTACAGAAGATTCAATAGCTGCCACTTTATCTGGACGCTTAGTGATGCTAGTTACTTCATCCACTAACTCTTGAAATGTCATGTAGTTATCTCCCCTCCCTCTTAGGAAGTGATATAGAGAATAAGACTGGACGAGGTCATATGCGCCTGGGCTACCTCCCTGCACTGCGTGCGAGTGGACAGCTTAGCACTGAGACTTTCCCCAAGATCAAGCAGCCGTTCCGCTTCGCTCCACTGGGCATGCTTGACTTGTGGCCCCTAGTCTCGTGCTCGCAGCCACTTCGCACCCGCAGTTACGGGGTAATCGGCAGCCCGGCGCCGCACCTCCTTCTAACTTAGAGATCAGCTCTTTGAGGGACCTTTCTTCATACCTTCCAATTTAGAAGGAACAGCAACCGGTTCTCCTGTCTCTCCAGCATCACCAGACACTTTAACAGTAGATGCCGTTGCAGGTGCCACAGTAGCTGTAGCAGGCTCCTTAAGTTCCGCAGGATTCTGGGGATCACCAGCACCAGGAGTAGCTGTGCCCATAGTATTCTGGGTAGAATTCTGGAGAACAGCTTGGTCATAGTTACCAGTATTAGAAGGAGTGGCTTTATTGACCTTACCACTCTTAATCTCTGCCTCAATCTCTGCCCGCATCTTAGCTTTAATAGCAGACATTGGATCAAGATTCTCAGTATCTACAGTAGGCTCATTCTTATCAATGAACACTCCTGATTGATTAGTCTGTGCCAACTCCTTGAGGAAATCAGAATCTTCAACGTTATTGGTGAAGTAACGACCAGCAGCGAATTTCAATACCTTACCTTTAGGGGTAGATACATTAACTGCACCGAAACGATTCTTAAACAAAGTTACAGTAGCCATTGTGGTTTACCTTTATAGTATGCTTATGCTTATAGCATAAATAGTGTGCGGTGTATGGTGATATGGTGATATGGTGATATGTTTTAATAGTAGGGAGCACATCCTTGTGCATTATATTCCTGTTAAGACCTAAGGCTTAGAATCTCGGGGGCTTAGGCTGCTGCGGTGAGTCCAGTAATAACAGCATTAGCGGGAGGGTTACGGATCTCTACAGTAAGTTCAGTAGTAAGAGTGCCGCCCACAGCGTCAATGCCATTATCAACCGGGGTTCCATCTTGATTAAACTCCTTGCTCATAGTCTTACGATTACCAAGATACGCCAGGTGGAAAGTAGACAGATCTACAGCAACTGCCATCTTAGACCAGTGGTCGTTAGTATTGAACAGAGGATGCTCAATCATACGGAAAGTACCACGAGGGATCTTAAAGGTAGTGAACTGCAAACCAAAGGAGGTCTGACCATCAACGATCTCATACTGACCAGTAGTACGGCCAATAGCATTAATAACGTTAAATGCCTGTCCACCGACAAACATAATACGCTCATTAGCTACCTTAGGATCAGTAGACTGGTTAAACGTAGGATCAAGATAAGATACTAACTGCTCATAGGTGGTAGTGGCACCAGCAGGATTAATGTTAGCAGTGTCATAAGATGCCGGGTAGTAGGAGAGATTACCTACAACAGACAGCAAGCCATCCATAGTACGGAAAGGCTGTCCGTTACGGAAACCTTGAGACTTCTGACCGAAGAACAGTGCCTTCTCCATATCAGCAGCATGGAAACCAGCACAGTCTTGCCGATTCTCAGCAACGTTAGTATCGCCAGCAATAACCTGAGTCTCCACCGCAGAACCTGAGAGTGCCCAAGTATTACGGAAGATTTGCGTCAAGTTAGTAATACGAACCGGCTGGACACTAAGAGCGCTCGGACGAATAGAAGCTTCTTCAAACGCGTTACCAACCTGATAAGCATTAACAATATCAGATGAAAAAGTAACAGCGGCAGCAGCAACATTACCAACAGCACGTCCAACCGATACAGAAGTAGTAGACAGAACCTGGTTAATAATAACGTTCTCACCTGTCTCTTGTAGACGATGAATCTGTCCTGGGAGCAGGTTAGAGGTGGAAACAACAGCGAAGGTTGTATCACCAATTGCCACGTCAGCAGTAAGTTCGAAAGCAGGGAATACCATAGTCTTGGTAAAGAACCCGTGCTCAGTTTGTACCGCAGTCTTAGAATCAAGCATAGAAGTAAGACCAAAGAGCGGAGCAGTACCATTCGGCATAAGCCGAGTGATCATACTCGCAAAGGACTTCTTCGCATGATCCTGAGTAAAGCGGCTAGTATTAAAAATACCAGAAGTTGTAGCCATTATATGTTTCCTTTATAATCTTAGAAGCTATGCCCTAGGCATAAATGAGCTTAGAGTCTAGGACGTAGACTAGAAGTTAGACTAGAAGTTAGGTTCCCCAGACGGGTTCGGTCTGTCCAGCAAGAGCAGTGAGTAGCCAGTCACGGAATTCAACAGCAGTCATCTCAGTGGCTACTTGCATCCCAGTGGGATTATCGTCACCATCCTTATTAACAATCTTTACTAAAATACGAGTATCGTCATCCATTGTGTTCACCTGTATAGTTTAAGGGGTCGCTAGAGTATTAAGATTCGTTATCAGTAAAGAAAGCTTCCCAGTCAGGTTCATCAGCTTTCTTCTGACTTTCTTTTTTCTTGCGTTCGGGAGCTTGAATCTCACTTGCAAACTCACCGAACCACTGGGTAGCTTTCTCAGATATTTCTTGGGGAGAGGCAGTAGGATATTTCTTGGATAGCTGTGATTGCATAGCTTCTACAATAGGTGCAGCAGAGGGATGCTTAAATGCGGGATTAGAGTCTTTAACCGTGGAGGAAATTTTATCCTGTCGCATAAGTTGCTGTGCTCGTGAATCAAAAGCACCAGTGCTCTGAGAGAGAGCTTGTTTAACTAAGGTTGCATTAGCAATCATTGATTGGGAAAAGACATGTTGAGCTAGACTGTTCATAGAGGTAGCGAAAGCTGCTTGTGCTCCGTCGCCACCTTCTGCAATCTTAGCTACTGTGTCCTTATCCATAACTTGAGAGAAGTCAATCTCAGCTACTGCTTTCTGGATAGCTGCGGGATCAATGTTAAGAGAGGAAGATGGATCAAACTCTTTTTCTTTTCCACCTTCCTTATCGCCTACATCATTATTCCATAAATCCTTAAAAGCATCAAGTCCGCTCACTTCTCCCTGTTGATCTCCGCCAAGGTTACTTCCTTCTCCAGAAGCTGGTGCTTCTCCAGAAGCTGGTGCTTCTCCGCCAGGCGGTATAGAAGTTACTTCTCCTTCTGCGGCAGCAGGTGCCAGTCCTTCTGAGGCTGCTTGTGAAGAGCCACTACCTCTGAACATATCAAAAATAGACATATATTATTCTCCGAATTGTGAATCTTGCGGGGTGGATTCTGCTAAAGAGATAGCTTCTCTAACTTCCTGGTCAGTATGTAATAAGTGTTCGAGTGCTTCTATTGCACCTCTGTAATAACTTCTTAGGTACTCCGCTTTATGGGGTTCCTTATCTTCGTAGTGTACATTGATAATATCATGAGCATAGCCTGCTATATTATTCTGTATGCACTGGGACTGTAATTCAGATAGCTTAGAGCCAGAAATAATATCTGGTTCCCTAAGCTCATAGGTACGGAATCTACTTTCTGTAGCTAAACTCATTGTTGACCTCCTTGCTCACCACCTGCACCACTTGGAGTACCACTTGCACTGCCCCCTGCTGCTGGACCTTGTTGCTGCGCTTGTGCCTGTGCCTGTTGCATTGCTTGTGCTTGTTGCTGCGTTACCTGTGAGTATTTATCCATAACTGTCTCTCCATCATTCTGCAGAGATACGTTAGGTGCCCCTGGAGTATAGCCAAATTGCTCAGGAGTAGGTTGTGGAGGTAACATCTTCTGGAACTCTTCAGGATCAATAGTATCTGCCATATTACCAAGGTTCTCAGAGATAGCTGCAATAGATTGTTGCCATACTGCTTGAGCTTGCTCATAAGCAAGTTGCTCAGGAGACTTCTCAAATGGCTGTAGCTTAGCTCCTCTAGTTTTCATAAGATAGGAGAACATAGGTGCAATATTGAATCCCTGTCCAACTTGAGGAGACTGAGAAATAGCTTGAAATGCCATTGCTAGAGATTCACCATCAACTAGCTTATCACTAGGTAGCAGTCCATCAGATACTTTGAATTCTAGCTTAGCCTTACGTAGAGACACGGGATCTACCTTAACCATAGTTTCCTGCTCTCTATTATAGAGTTCCACTCCACCCTGGTATTGGAGAATATTAGTCTTAATTACTTCCTTTATAGGAGAGAAGAAGTTACCTTCTAGGTTAAGAGCTACTGTCTGATCCCGGCCATTAGCATAGCCCATAGTCTCTTCGAACTCAAAGCGAGTCTTATTACCTTTAACAAATTGCCCTTGCCTAGCAGGGTTAAGTCCAGATACCTGATTAGCTAGAGCTGTGAATGACTGTATAGCTGACATAGAATACTGTGACTGTGAATCTTCAAATGGGATAGGATACACAGCTTCAGATAAGGGTGTTCCATAAGCTGACGGGCGCACCGGTATCCTAGCTACGGGAGAATCAGAACGTACACTAGCTGAAGATACTCGGGAAGGATCGTACAACATCCTATCACTGATAGCTCTTCTCCTAGCTGCAATCATGCTGTTACTGAGAGCAGTAGTGATCTGCTGGAAAGGTTCTATATTCTTAGCAAAGGACTTAGTTTGATATCCCATCCCATCATCTAGTGGAGCACAAAAGAAGATAGGAATAAGGTTGTGTACATTGGTCATACGCTCAGCATATACCAGTACCTTATTATTAACAATTATAAACTTCCAGACTTGCGGGGTGCTCTTAGCTGGTACATCCTTCATATCAAAATCTTCAGGCAGAATACGCCCATAGAGTACCATTACTTCGTAGATATTACCGTACTTAATCCTAGGGTTCTTATTAGAGGCCATTCCTGCCCAGGATAACCAGTTAGTAGATACATACTTCTCTGAATCATAGATAGCTTCTGGATTTATATTCGGGCTATAGTAAGTTTCAATTCCAGAGTTCCCACCAGAAGGTGCTGCTGATCCTGACTCAAATGCTTCCTTAACATTGATCCTAGAAGGCAGTGCAGCTATATACTTCTTAAGTGCTATCCTACTCTTCGACATAGTGTAACCTGCAAACTCAGCTTCTGCTGGTACATCTACAGGATCAACTCTGGTATCCCAAAAAGTGTTGTAGGGATCCAGTGCCTTAATAGTGTTACCGCTCCATATAACTTCCTTCTGCTTATCTACCTCATCTCCCCCACTGGCAGTCATAGGAGTCTCTAGGGAATAGGATACTTGACTATCCCAAGATACTTCAGTAGGCCCAATGTTGTACTTAAAGCCATTTCTTAGGGACTTGAGAATCTCAGGTACCCAATTACCATGGATTTGCTGCTGTCCAATAATAGTGTCCATCTGAGTTGCTGCATCTACATGCTCAGGTGACGCTGCTGCCCCAAAGATAGGGAAACCAGATAAAAACACTGATTGCTGATAAGTTACTGCTGATTCAACCTGTGGCATAACCAAAGGCAGTACAATATTCTGGTACTTATCTGGATCACCACTCAGGTTAGCTTGTTTAGCTTTCCACTGGTCTTCTGTGAAGTCAACTTCCCGCATATACTGGCGGTCAATTCCTTCAAATCTAGCTCTAAGATTCCACTGCTGATTAACTAAGCTACAAGACTGCTTAGCAAATTCTAGAATAGCCTCAGCTGTTTTCTCTTTAGGACGATATGGCATAACCATTGGAGGAAAACTCCTATTTGACTTGTGACCAACCTGTGGCCAATATTAGAAAGGTGATAGTTCTGCTTCACTCAGAGTGTAAGCGTCATCTGCATCTATCTCTTGCTGTCCCACTATGGTGTATTGCTCTAAAATTGGCCCGTATTGCTCAATAACTTTAGGTGCATAAGTAAGACAATCTAGTATCCCATCTATATTATCAGTTTTCAACGGACGAAACCCGTTAATCTGTTCGTGCACTTGTGATCTACAAGAGGGGTGCACAAATAACTCACCTGCTGCATAACTCTTAAACATGTTCAAGATTCTAGTATTTTTATTTAGCTTACCAGAGTAGATGTCTACAAAAGTTATGCCCTCAATTCCTGTCTGTTTACATATAAAGTCACTCCAATATAGAAGTGAATACTGGTAAGCGTTACCTTCGATAACAACTAAACCACATCCCCACTTCATAGCTAGTTTAATGGACTCTTTAATAGTCTCACCAGGTGACAGCCTGCCTTCCACTATCTCTCTGGCACAAGGAACTGTTGTATCTCCATGCACCTCGAAGTAAGCCAGTGTTACAGCATCAGAATTATACTTATCATTCGACGGGTCTATAACAATGAACTTGCCCATAGGTATGTCATTATCATCAAAAGGATACTGAGGGAGATTACTGAGATCGACAAGACTATTAACTGAAGCATTTTCATCATTTAGCACCTCACTAAAGAATATCTCAGGATGACCTGCATTAAGGTCAGCTTGGTACTCAATAAGTAGTTGCCGTATAGGTTGCAATTCTTCCCATAAAGAGGTCCCATTCTCCAGAATTCCACCTGCTATGAACTTAGTCCACTGTGGATTCTGCTTCAGTTTCTTAAGAATAGAGTGGGGAGTAGGGTACATGTTAGCAATAAATAGGGTTAGGCACCGCTTAGGTGACTTAGCTTTCATTGCAGTACCAATCATCCACTTATACAAGTTATCACTTACAACCTGGGAGTCAGCATCTTCTCTAGTCTGTATATCTTCAAATACCATAACATCTGGCCTAGAGTTCTTAAGGTTAAGGCCACGAACACTACCTCCCGCACCTACACCCGCTAATATAATGTTTCTGCCACGGAAGCCAAACTTCTTAACATCTTGTGTATCTTGCTCCATACCTAATCTCCAGTCACCAAATACTGACTTAACATTAGGTTCATCTAGCATATCTGAGATATCAGAAAGTATGTTTCTTGCGTGTGAAGCAGTAGCAGAAAGAATGAGTACGAACTGGCGATCTGTAAAGAGAATACAGTAAAGAACAAATAACTTAATAACAGATGTCTTACCAAAAGCACGAGGTAATCCAATCGCTATTCTTGCAAATAGTTCTTCCGTGTTATCGCAATTACTTCTGGATTTATCCACTAATTCCCGTAACCAGCCCCAGATACCTAGAAATACTGGAGGCCAGCTATACTCATAAATAGTAGGAGTAGCCAGTCCTGCAAGAAAGTCAGGAGACTCTCTAGCAGTATCAATAACTTCTGATGACTGATAGGTGTCTTCTTCTAATTGTTGTCCGTTATCTTGCAGCATAGCTGTATGCTCTCCCGATTTAAGATTTCATTATATAGTTAGTAAAGACATAGCTAGCCGTAGCAAGAGACATAGCAAGAGGTCAGAGTCAGAGACACATGCCTTCTGCTTCGCAGGTGCAGGTGCAGGTGCAAGCGTAGGCGCGAGGCTAAGATTTCACTGTAACTGAGTAATCGTAATCTTCAGCCCCATAACTACCATAACTACCATAACTATCAGAGTGAGGATAAGAGATCCGGTTCATAAGTCTCTTTTTCACTTCTGCTGCTTTCGTTATGTCTCTGCTGTGTAACTCTTTCACCACTGGGTTCTGGGAGTTCTTTGGGTTCTTGCTCTCCTCCTTCATCCCCTTCTCCTCCAGAGAGTTCCCTAGAGAGTTCCTGGGGGGAGAGTTCTCGCGATGCGAGGAAGCCAGGCAAGCTTCCGGAACTAGCGGTGACGAGAGTCTGTGCTTCTCCAGAATCATCTCGCACCTCCACTACCTGATGGTAGTTGTTAGTAACAAACTTTTGTTGAATAGTGGTAGGTAAGGTAAGACTCACAACCTTAGCTTGAGGGATATCAGTGTCAGTAGTTGTAGCACCTCTGCGCTTGGCACTATTAATTGTGGTGATTGCTTGTAAAATGTCTCTAGGTCTAGTTATAAGAGGTAAGACTTTCTCCAGCTTCTCAAGTAACTTACCTTCTAGTCCATTATAGGAACTATCTAGCTCAGTAGACTTTTGCAGTGAGGCTACTCGTAATCTCTGCACTTCTGCTGCAAAGCCAGGCGCAGCCAGCATCTGCGATACTCTGGAGTCAGTAACTCCTAGAGCCGATGAAACTACTGAGGCTGAGTGTCCCTGACCTAGTAGCGCAAGCGCCTTCTCCTCATTGCCACTTCTATCATGTGCCATGTCTGTGGCTCCTCTATGCGTAACACCCAACATATACACAGTATATAGCACACGCATGTGGTGTACCCGGAGGAGTGGCTGAGTGAGAGTTGCTGCTTCCCAGAGAGTTGTGGAACAACAGTTGCTTCACAAGGGTGGCATAGCCAGGGCAGTTGCTTCGCAAGGCAGTAACTTATACAAGAGTATAAAAAAGTTTAGGAAAATATTTAGGCTTCCTTAGGTATAGGAGCCGACAGAGAAGTAAAAAAGGCTACCCGGGGGGTGGGGTAAATACGAATCGCTATTATTTAGATTTAGATTCAGGTTTAGCTGCGAGGTGGCGCGAGGGATAGGCTGATAATTATTAGCAGGTGTCTGGGTAGTCTGGCCTGTGAGCTCGCTGGATGATTAGCCTGATAATGGTTAGCAGGCTAATAGGTAGCAGGCTAATAGGTAGCAGGCTAAATAAGTCGAAGAATAATTAAGGCGATTCGCTTGCGCTTGGCTGTGAAAAGACTATACTGTTTATACGCCAACCAGAAAGGGAATCGCATCATGCTAGTATCTATGACAGAATCAGAAGCATATACGCACAAGGCTTTACTAGCTGAATGTCACGGCTACCGTGACTTTAGCGAGATGGTAACTAAGCTAGAAGAATACGATAAAGCCTATAGGTTTTACCGCGTAACAGTTACGCGATATGGCAGTTATTGGTATATCCACGCTAATGACTTGGGAGATTAAGCTATAGTGCTATCTGATAGGGCAGTGCTGCAATACTATACTGCCCTATCTGGTACCCACTAGTGGTTGTAGCGTTTCTTTACTTGTTTCTATGGGCGCTTTAAATGAAAGTAAACAAGGACTCATTAGTTAGATAATGTAACTTAATGTAACTTAATGTAACTTGAAAGGATAATTGAAAATGAAAACTATCGAATGTAAAAGTTTCTTTAAAACTATTAACGATAAGTCTTCCCCAGTATATGGTGAGAAGCGGAAAGACTTGAACTGGTCATTTGAAGGATATTCTGGCGAGGATGTCTTAGAAGCTGATGCTAGTACCGCTGAGAAGCTGGCGGTATTAGTTAATTCTCAGATGGAATCATACGGTAGAAAACTGGTATTAGCTAAGAACGATGTATGGACTTTCAGTCCGGAGGGATTGATAACTCTGGATATTGTTTATAATGACTTGGTGCGAGAAACTACTAGGAAAAGAAAAGTCACGAAAGAAACTCTCGCACTATGTGGTAAATTCTACGCTGACTACGCTAGCCAGTTACTTGGCAAAGATACGAAAGCTGCTAACGCTGGCGATAAAGTCATAGCGTTAAAATTGCAACCTATATCTGGTAATAGGGAAGCCGTTAAAGTTATGAAAGATAATATATTGAAGTTAATTGAAGAAGCATCTGAAGTTACGGATGATATTAAATTAAGCGAGGATCTGTTCAAACAAATGGATTGTTTAGAATGGTTGATTGACGAATGTGATTCTTTACTCAAGACTGATGAGGATCTGGAGAATTCCTTGTAACTGTCTTTATATTATCCTGTCTTTATATTGCCCTGTCTTTATATTGCCCATCTTAATCGATGGGCTTTTTATTTGTCTTGTCTTTAAGCTAGCTGGATGATTAGCATGCTAACTATTATCTTTACCTTAAATAAGTTATTTAATGTATATATAAGTTATTTAATGTATGCAAGTTGCAGGAAAATTAAATGTTGGCACAAAATTCGTGGCAAAATTGCCATATTCCATATTCCACGGTTCACGGGACACGAATTCTCGGACCCCACCTTCCCCTTTTCCATCCAT